CGAATCGACCTGATCGTCGTAGCGCCCGACGGGGAATTGCGTCAGCTCGTGGAGATAGTCGGCGAGCCAGTGCGCGGCGTCGGGGAGATAGACAAAACCGTTCTCGATCGTCGCCGTCTGCGCGTGCAGACGCATGATTTTGTCGCCCTCGGGCCTGTAGCGAACGACCTGCGATAGCCCGGCTTCGAGAAGCTCCTGGATGAGCTGGGTTCCCGACGCCTTGTCCTCGATCAGAATGGATGTCGGATGAAAGGCGTCGCTCTGGGCCTGAACGGCGCGCTTCAAGTCGGGATAGGCGAGCTTCTTGCGCAGGACGTTGAGCAGATAGAAGTTCGAGCCTTTCAGTCCCCAGGTCGTACAGACCGAATAGTCGGCCAATTCCGAGGGCTGGTTCGCGGTGTCCCAGCTCTCGATGATCTGATCGAAGGTTGCGGGACGGTCCTCCGGCGAAAAGCGGCGGAACCAGGCTTCCTTGACCATGCCGCCCCCCGAGGGCGAAGGGGTCTGCTGATACTGACCGGCGAAATTGTATGTCCCGATCGTGGAGCGGATCTGCTCGAGGGTTGCGAGGGGTTCTCGTTCCGGGTGCAGCGCTTCCCCCATTCGGCGGACGAATGTCCTGGTCCCAAACAGCGTCTCGACGACATGTCGCTCGTCGACCTCGGCGATGGCCGGAAAGGAGACGACCTCCCACCCCTCCTGCTTGAGCACATGGCCGACCAGATCGTCCTCGTGCAGGCGCTGCATGATGATGACGATCGCGCCCTTGGTCTTGTCGTTGAGACGCGAATAGAGCGTGCCGTCGAACCATTCGTTGGCGGCGACGCGTCGGCTCTCCGACATGGCGTCGCTGGGCTTCAGGGGATCGTCGATGAGGATGAGGTCAGCGCCTCGGCCGGTCAGCACACCGCCCACCGAAGTTGCGAGGCGAAAGCCGCCCTGCGTCGTTACGAGCTCCTGCAACGGCGCTCGCGCCGAAGAGAGGCGCGTCGGGAACAGCGAGCGATACCAGGAAGACATCAGAATCGCGCGGCAGTCGCGAGCGAACTTGTCGGAAAGCTCCTGGCCGTAGGTAACGTTGACGATGGCCTTGGTCGGATCGTGACCGAGCAGCCAGGCGGGCAGGGCGATCGAAGCGGCGAGCGACTTGAGATGACGGGGCGGGATGTTGATGATGAGCCGCCGCACGCGCCCGTCGCGAACCGCTTGCAACTTCGCCGCCATGACCTCGATATGCCAACTCGGCAGGAATGGGCCTCCGGAGTCGAGTTCGGCGAAGCAGCGCAGCATGAAGGAATAGAAGTCCCCCCGCAGCACAGCTCGATATTCGGCTGGCGAAAGGGCGGTCATGATGGGGCCTCTCCCAACCGACGGGCCAATTCGGCCATGACGATCGCGTCCGCGTCGCCGAGGAGAGTTGGGTCTTGGTGGGCTGGTCGAGCTTCATCGGCTTGGACCAGCGCCAACAGCAACCGCGTCGCGCGGGCTTCGCCCGAGGCGGCGCGATTGACCAACTGCTTGACCGCCGCCTCGAGCTTGCTGATCCGGCGCCGTCGGCCGTTCTCCGTCACCGCGATCCGTTCGCTCAACGCCGCGGCGACGACCGTCGACAGATTCCGTGCGCCCCGCGGCCGGCCGCGCGGGTTGCCGGATTGACCCGAGCGAAAGCGTGTGGCCAGGGGCGGGCGGCCATAGCCGACGCGTTCGTCCTGCCGAACAGGGCCGAGGCCAGGTTCCCTGTCGGGCCCCTGATCGGCGCCGCGGTCCCGCGATTCGTCCGCTCCCTCGCTCATGACGGCGCCGCCTCGCCGCTCGCGTGGTCGCTTGCTTCGCCCTGGCGTCGCGCGGCGGGCAAAGCGTCAAAACTCTCTCCCGTCGTCGCTAACCGCGCCGCGCCGCCGGTATAGGCCTGCCAGCGTCGCACGATGACGTCGCAATAGAGCGGGTCGAGTTCGAGGCCGTGGCATCTGCGCCAGGTCCGTTCGCAAGCCATCAGCGTCGCGCCGCTGCCCAGAAACGGGTCGAGGACGATGTCGCCGCGCCGCGTCACGTCGAGGATCGCGTCGGCGATCATCGCCGTCGGCTTGACCGTGGGGTGCAGGGCGGCGAGCCGACCCTCTTCGCCGGCGCGGCCAAAGCCGGGTCCCGCGGCATAGGCCCACACGTTGCTGCGATGCCGGCCGTAGGCGCCCAACTGGACGTTGTTGCGGTGGCGGCCGGGGCCGAGTTTGAACACGAAGACGAGTTCATGTTGCGAACGGTAGAGACTGCCCATGCCGGCGTTCGGCTTCGTCCAGACGCAAAGGTTGACGAGGTCCAGGGACGCCGACCCGGCGGCGGCGAGCAACTCGGACATGTGGCGCCAATCCATACAGATGAACGCTGGGCTGCCGGGATGGCTCGAACGCTTCATGAGCGCAAGAGACGCTTCGAGGAAGGCGGTAAACGCCGCTGGCGTCATCTCCCCGGCCGCCATCACGAACTCCCGGTGATGGATCCTGCCGAGGCCGGAGACGTGGCCTTCGATCGCAACGTTAAAGGGCGGATCGGCAAAGACGGCGGCGGCGCGCTCGGCGCCCATCAGCAAACCATGCGCGGCCTCGTCGCGCGCGTCGCCGCACAGGACCCGGTGGCGCCCGAGCAGCCAGAGGTCGCCCAAACGACTGATGACCGGCCCGGTGACGTCGGGAATGGCAGGTTCTGTGACCTGCGTCTCCTGGGCCCTCAGCGATTCGATCCTGAGGTCGATCTCGCCCATGTCGAAACCGATCGTCTCGATGTCGAAGTCGAGATCGACGCTCGACAGCGCCTGCAATTGCTCCGCCAGAAGCCGGTCGTCCCAGACCGCGACTTCGGCCAAACGGTTGTCGGCGATCATGAACGCCCGCCGCTGGCCCTCCGACAGGTGATCGAGGCGAATGGTCGGGACTTCGCTCCAGCCCAGGCGTCGAGCCGCCAACAGCCGGCCATGGCCGGCGATCACGTTATCTTCGGCGTCGATCAGAACCGGGACGTTGAACCCGAAGGTTGCGATGCTGTTGGCGATCAGGCGAACCTGCTTGACGCTGTGCCGGCGCGCGTTCTTCGGGTCGGGCTTCAATTTCTCCACGGAGTGGTATTGGATTGCCAATGCCCGCTCAGAGCGGGGGCTCGACTTTGGGCTCGCGCGCATGCTGGTTTCTCCAGACCAAATTCTGTCGCCGATCGCCGGCGTCTGGAGAAACAAACCGCGCGGATCGGCCGTTGTCTAAATGAACAAATGCGCGTTCATTTGTTTATTTTTCCGGGCGGCCGCGGGTTCGCTTGTAGGTGGCGGCATACGCGCTGTTGAACGCACGAACTCTGAACCCCTCGCCGAACGCCTCGCGTGCTGCGTCTTGCAGGACCTTCTTCAACTCCACGCCGTGCTTTTCGCGACGTTGCACCAGCCAGGCTCTCATAGCGACTAAAACGCTTTCGACATGGAGGGATTGCCCGGCGAGTTCCACCGTCACGAAATGATAGGCGAAGCTGTTCGATGTGAGCCTGTCGGCGGCAAAGTCGAGCGTCGCCGCCGGCCACAAATCGGCGGGAATAGGTTGTCGGATACCCGTGCCTGCGTACAGGCCAAACGCGGCGATGCGTCCCTCGGCTCCAAGAATGAGCAAGTCCGCGCGCAGCTTGTTGACGAGCGCGTCGACTTCTTCCGCCACGAGCGCCGCCGCGCGATGGCTCGGCTCGCCAAAATTCGATTCGAGGAGTTCTCGACGACGAAAAGTGAGAAACCCTGGATCCGGATGAGCCATGATCTCCTGCGCCTGCTCCGCCCCGCCCTTCAGCGCGACCAGACGCGCCCATTCGTCGGCGAATAGGAGCGCCGGCGCCTCCTTGAGCCGGACGGGATCGCGGCGGGCCAAACTTGCTCCCTTTCCAACCGGATTCGAGTCGATGTGACATCGCTAATCTATCGCGCTCGCCCGCATCGGCAAAATCCGGCCTCCCGTCGTCCAGCGTCATGTGGTCGAGCACGGCGCGGCGTAATCCAGATGCAGTGGCGTCCTCGCAAGCCGCTGTCTTTTCCCTGTTCGCCCTCTTGCTGCGAAATGAATTCCCTGAAACGTCGAATTAATTCCCTGTTCGCCCGCGTAGGGAATTTTTCGGACAAATTGCTGATTTGTCCAACTTTTCCGACCGTATCTTCGGCAAAAACGGGCGCAATTCGAGTTTTTCCCTGTTCTTTTCCCTGTTAGCAGGGAATTCGGGGCGTGCAGACCAGTTTCGCAGGACTGCGTCCGCCACCAACCACTCCTCCAGTTTTTGCTTTTTTGCGGTCCACGGCAAAGAGCCCGTGATTTCCGCGGCTTAACGGCTGCGGATTGCAAGTTCTGCGGACAACGTGTTTCCAAAAGGGTCCCGGGCCGCCAAACCTGTCGCCAGTCTCCGCCGCCAAAATTCCTTTTCCGTCGCCAGATGCATTGTTTCTGACGGAGACCGGTTCGCAGCCTAGCAGAGACCGGTTCGCAAGCCGGATCTGAAAGGCCATTTTGCCGCACGCAGATGCAATGCCTGCGATCAAGGCCAGCGCGGTGGCGAGCGCCCCGGAGATTCAGTTCGAGCGCCAAACGCCTCGCGACAGCGGATCATGGCTCGGCTCAGGGTCGATCGGAACGACGGTCCCGCCGGGCAACTCCGACTTCAGGACGGCGTCGTGAGTCCGAGCGTCCTGCGTTGCTCTTTCCAATTCCCGGGAAGATCGGTCAACCGCGAGACGCCAAAACCTCGCGGCAACGTTCCATTGACCGCCGCTTTGACGATGTCGGGGGCAAGGAAGACCAAAGATAACATCATACGCGCCGATCGCTCTGAAAGCCCTTCGCGCGCAGCGATCGATTCGATGTCCGAGGCGGCGTCGGAAACGATTTCGTCGAGCCAGCGTCGCCCCTTGGCGATGGCGGCAAGAATCTTCGTCCTCGCCTCGGTCCGAATCGGCCGCGCGGCGGCGGAAGATCCATCCGAGGGCTGGATAACTTCGCGCTTGCGTCGGAATGTCGCGGGCGACCAGGGGACGATGATGACGTTGGACTGAGCGGAGAGATCCGCGCTTTCGGCCAAGCGGATTTCGACCGATTGGCTGCGGATCAGGAGTCTGTCGACAAGCCGCTCGACGCGCTCCCGGTCGGGCTCTGGATCAGCTTGCCGTTCGGTTAAGTCGTCGACGTCCAAATGCGGCTTCTCGCCGAAGCCAGCGGGTGCAGGACGATCTCGTCTTGTCGCTTGCGCATCCGTTGCCACGAGCTTCGCTAAGGCGTCCACGACGATGGTCTCAATCGCGTCGGAGGCAATACGGGAGATCGAACCCGCCTCGTCCTTACGGCCTTGCGCGAGAACGCAGGAAACGTAATAGCGATAGCGAACGCCCTTCTTAATCGCGTAGCTCGGCGTCATCCGATTGCCGCGATCATCATAGAGTTTGCCTAGAAGCAGCGCTTGCGAACGCTCGTTCTTGAGACGGCGACCGCGCAGGTTCTCGTCGAGCCGGGCCTGGACTTGATCGAAGAGGGCAAGGTCGAGGATCGGCTGATGCTCGCCGGGATAGCTCTGGTCGCGGTGATTGATCTCGCCGAGATAAACCCGATTGCGCAGCATGTAGGCCAAGGGGCCGTTGGTTAGGCTGACACCGCCGATGACTTTTCCCGACGACAAGGTTCTCTTTCGGGTGACGATCCCTTGCGTCCTCAACTCCCGTTGCAGCGCCGGTAGCGATCCCAGCGCGAGGTAGCGCTCAAAAATCATTCGGACGGTTCTCGCCTCTTCCTCATTGACGAGCAGCTTCTTGTCCCTGACCTCATAACCCAAGGGGACCACGCCGCCGACCCAGATGCCCTTCTTCTTGGACGCGGCGATCTTGTCCCGAATTCGCTCGCCGGTGACCTCCCGCTCGAACTGGGCGAAGGACAGCAGCACATTGAGGGTCAGTCGCCCCATGCTGGTGGTGGTGTTGAAGGACTGGGTCACCGACACGAAGGAGACGCCGTACTCGTCGAACAGCTCAACGAGCTTGGCGAAGTCGGTGAGCGACCGGGTCAGGCGATCGACCTTGTAGACCACGACAATGTCGATCCGGCGCTCTTTGATGTCGGCCAACAGTTTTTGCAGCGCCGGCCTTTCCATCGAACCGCCGGAGAAGCCCCCATCGTCATAATGTTCGCGGACGAGCTTCCATCCCTCGTGGGCTTGGCTTTTCACATAGGCCTGGGCGGCCTCACGCTGCGCATGTAGGGAGTTGAACTCCTGCTCGAGGCCCTGATCTGTCGAGACGCGCGTGTAGATCGCGCAGCGTTGGATCTTTGGCGTCGCCGGCTTCATGGCGCCGCCCCGGCGGACGAACTTGGATCTCGCCTGATCTCCCGCCGGATTCCCCCTGATTTCCCGCCGCGGCCGCTGCCTGCGCCGCGGCCATTCGGGCCGAAGAAGAACCGATGGCCGTTCCATTTCACGCCAGTGATGGCGAAGGCCACGGCGGAAAGACTCGCATAGGTCTT